CACCTGTAATTTTCTTTTTAATGAGTTGTGCACCTTTATCAATAACTTGTGGTCCATATTTTTTTGCCTTTTTAGCTGTATTATAAAGTCTATACATATCCCACATTTTTTTCATAGCTGGATTAAATGCAGTCTGACCTTCTATTCCAGAAAAATCATATTCATCATCTTCATAACCATGTTTCGTAAATAAATTCTTGCCTGTTGGATCAATAGAAGTTTCTTCTGGATTAAATTTATCATAAATATTTTTACCAAATCTGTCTGCTGCTCCTATTATTCCACCTCTATCAATAAAATCAGTAATAACATTTCCCTTATTAAAATCATACGCACCTCCAGTGTAATTTATACTTCCATCAGGATTTTTAGTATAACCAGTCCCACCCATTGTTGTAGCTAAAGAAGCGTCTAATGGAGTCATACCACTAATTCCACTAAAAGTTTTAGTAGGACTTCCATAGTCTGAATAATTAATAGTGCCAGTAGGCGTTCTTTTTGCTTGTGCTATTTCATTTAAACGTTCTTTTTGAGCTTGTGTTAAAGATACTTGTGTTACTGCTCCAGGGTGTGAAGGGTTACCAATAATTCCTTTTGCAAAATTATAAGGGACTGAAGCTACAGCTAAAGCTTTATCTAATATATTAGGCATTACCTTCTTTTGATTTGCTCTTTGAGCCTCCAAAACTGACGCAGGCATATCTACTTTAGGGTAGCGACCTGCATATCCTGATGATGGTGTTGCTCCTGGTTGAATTATGTCTTCTAATACTCTAATAGGCATTACCTTCTCCCATCCGCTTGTATATCTAGTCTAAACGTACCAAGTTTCCAGTGTTGTTTAGTACTAGTGTTATCTACTTTTAAAGCTATAGCTCTTGCTCTTGCACGTGTGTCTATTTTAGTAGTAGTTGTTGAAGATGTAAAGGGTCCAAGTGAAGAACTTGCTTCTGAGTCCGTTGGATAATTTTTTAAATTTAATGTAACTCTTGCATCACCTGTTTGTGATAAAAAGTCTGGAAGTACTCTTCTAATTTTCATCATATATTCACCATCTCCTCTTAAATCTGCTCCACCTCCTTGACCCATAGAGATATCAAAATCACCTGATTGAATACTTGCTGAAATACCAGTTCTTGCTCCAGCTTTAATTTGATCTTGTCCTGTTTCGTGTTCAAAGTAAACTGAAACACCATCAGTATTACCAACTGTTGAAGAACTTGTAGCAGATGAGTCATATTCTGTTGCGTGGGGTTTTCCAAATATAGATGAATCCGCCCAAGTACTTCTTGATAAAGAACTTGTAGTCCACACGGGTCGCTCAGGTGTTGAATCCATAAAGTTATAAGTTACTGATCTATTGTTAGATGCAGCACCACTACCAGGATAAAACCAAGTAACTTCTCCAAACAAGTTATTTAATCCTGCATAAATATGGTTTTTAGGAACTGTGTTAATATCATCATAAACATAGTCCTCAACTAAACATGCTAAAGATTCTAGTTTACCAGTGTATCTAAAGAAACCATTCTCCGACATCCAGTAAGCAGAACCATCAACCTCAACGGCTGCATGCTTTCCAATTAATCCACAGTTTGTACCAACTTGTTGAAATGAGAAAGTAAAAGGTGAACCAACAAATCTCATAATAAATAAAGATGTATCAGTCCAAACGTAAATTGCATCCCTACCTCTTAAAGCTGCCACGATCCGTGTTCCATCGGCCAGTCTCTGTGTACCAGCGGTATTAGTTGCGGAAGGCGCATAAGAAGTTGTGGCATTAATTGATTCTTGGTCCGACCATCTGATATACATATCATCTTGAGTTGATGTTGTACCAATAGTTGTTTCTGTTCCAAAGAATACTAAGTGTCTATCGGGTGTAGATACTAAAGTTTGAACTGCTGCTGTTGGTGTGTTAGCAATGATTGTTGCTCTTGTAGATGTTGCACCAGCTGCATCTGAATCCCATTCAAAAGTTGAACCATCAACGATAGTTGCAATAAGTTTATTTCCATAATTGTCCAAGGACCATAGACCAGGGGCTGTAATAATGTCACCTGTTTGCGATGCACCCCATTTGGTATATTCAGAAGCATCAGTTACGGTTGCAGCATCATTATGTGAGGCAGCTGTTGTGTTATCTGATCCTCTAGTTAAACCTCCTAGAGTTCCTGTACCAGTAGTATTTGATGTATAAGCAATACGTTCATTATCTATTAAAACTGATCCTGAAGCTGGAAAAGCTGACGAATCATCAAGGACAATGCTAGATGAACCTGAAGTTAAAGCACCATCTAGAGTTGATGTTGCTTCACCTGCAACAGTACCACCCCATAATCCAAGTCCCCAACCAGCAGCTGACGCTTCAACTGCAGGTCCTATTGAATAATAATGTCTAACTCTTATACCGCCTGATGTGGTTGCTCCTGATCCAGATTCAACTGATCCCATTTCAATGGTAATTGTTGTTGAACTTGGAATGGTTGTAACCATAAAAGTATAATCATCGAAATCATCAGAGTCAAAATTAGAATTAGTAATAGATGAAAAATTATCTAAATAAATAATATCATATTTAGAAATACCATGAGCAGATGAAAAAGTTAATGTAACAGTTGCATCACTTTGTGTTGTTGAAAAAGCACTTGTTAATGATGTTGTACTTTTAAGAGGAGTAATGTCATAGAATGCTCCTCCAGAATATGCATACAACATTCTATTTGTACCTAAAGCTGCATACTTGATACCACTTGCATTAACAAAATGGTGTATAGCTGTGTTCCTTCCAGTTAAAGTTATGTCCCCTAATTGAGCCCAACCACCTATTTTTTCTGGTGAACCATATCTAAAACGTACATAATCACCACTAACCCATTGGCCTTCACCACCCGTTGATGTGACTTGTTTATTAAATCCAGGTTGTATGTTAATTTTCTGTAGCATAATTATCTTGCGTTATTTGTTACTCCTTTTGAATTTGCGAAGGGTGCTGCTGCGAAAGCTGCGTAGATGTATGTTCCACCTGAAGCATTAATATCAGCACTATCTGCTCTCACTTTAAAACCATGACTTAATTGGTCTATATAATAATTAGCACTTTCTGCATTAGCTAAATTTGGATATAGATGATAATTAGCTTGGTTATATCCAAGCCTTTTATTATCTTCTATAACCCAGTTTCCTGTACTATCAGTTCGCTTAATTATAATTAAACTTGGTAAAAATCCTAGATAAGTAAATGGTCCATCAGCATTTCCGTTTCCGGTGTAGGTTCCAAATTTTGAGTAGCCTTGAACATTTGTGAAACAGTATGCTATATGACCTCTACTTCCTTGATTACATTTTGTAGAATTACTCATTGTCCATAAAGAACTTGTCGGAGTAGTATCATACCATAAATCAACATCATCTACTTTTGCATCATTATCATTTAAATATAATCCATGTGTATTACCTATATCTTCATGATATACTGACCAATTAACAGCTGTTACTAAATTTTTAATTATCATCATTTTAGGTATTGTACCTAAAGAGTGACCTACTGTATCAGGAGTTTGCCCAGCACCTGTATAAGATACAATACTAATTCCTGCTGTAGTATTTACTGAAACAGTTGAGTTTATAGAACCATTTGTATCAGATGCAGTTGTATTAGATGCTTTCCAGCACCAAGCTACAAAAGTTCTTGTATCTTGATTAACTTCGTTTGAATTTGATAAAGTAAAACCATCTGAACCAAATGCTGTAACAAAATCATCATCTGATTGAGCAGCAGTTGAATCTGACTTTATATTTTTATCTACACCTGTTATCGCATCTTGTAAAGAGCTTGATGTACTACCATCACTTCTGCATTTAATCCAAAGTAAATCCGGTTGCATGTTCTCATCACCATCTAAAGTAATAGATGGTGTACTACCATCACCGGTATAGAGCTTTGTTTGAAAATATAATTCTGGATTGTCTACTCCTGTATAAGCTGCCATTTAACCTCCATCACTTCCTAAATTTTTTGAACATAACGCCAAAAATCCCGATGGGGGCGCGAATTCAAAATTTCCATAACCATTAGCATCTGCGTTGCCTGATGAAATTGAAAATGATGGATTACCAAAATTCATTTGAGTTCCATTATCTTCGTTTTGTCTTGCTTCAGTATAGAATCCATAAAAATCTGCACCTGATGAATAACTACCTATTGTAAAAGTAGGATTGTCTCCATTAGCAGGATCACCTGTATTACCAGATGTATCTCCATAAGCATTATCTTTAGCAAAAAAAATTTTACCATTATCTAAATCTAAAGCTATTGATATTACATGACTTGAAGTAAAACCTCCCCACATAGCAGTATTTTGAGAGACATAAGATGAATCATTATAAAGATTTGTTTTGGAAGCATCATATGCTTGAATTCCCCATACGCCAGAATTTGGAGTATTGTCAGTCATACTAAATACAAGTCTTTCATCCATTTTAATAATATTAAGACTATTACCACCACTACTTCCTATTTTCATTTCGAAATACCATTTTCCTGCACTAGCTGCCATAGTTGATCGTATACCATAATCTCCAAAGTTTGTAGTGTTATTTAAAATAAGATTACCTCCTGTCATAGTAGGATTTGTAGCTGCTAAACCTTTATCTAAATAATTTAATGTTGGAAAATTATTTGTAGGAGTGTCCGTTTTTTGATCTGTTGCAGCAAAATTAGTTTCGGATAAATCAGTTCCACCATTTGCATCATTACCTAAATTACCACTAGCTTCAAAATCTAAATAAAAACCATTTGTACCAAAAGTTAATCCTGATACATCTATCGGTTTCCAAATTGTCGGACTATCTTCATCAAATTCTCCGAATGATGTTGGTGCTAATGCAGTTCCATCTATATAAACAACTTCTGACAGATAACCATGCAAAAAGTTATTTGTTGTATTATAAACTCCTACATAAAGATCTGTATTAACTACAAGGTCAGCGTTTTGATCTGGGTAATCGTCATCTGCAAATGATGTCTCCTGTGTTCCATTAATATATATTTTTGCTCTATTTGCCTCTGTTCCTTGTGTTGTATCAACTGCTATACAGACGTGGTACCAGGCTCCGATATCACGAAACAATCTATTTGTATTTAAATATAACTGTGATGATGAACTAGATTCAGCATATATACTAAAGCTGTGGCCAGTTTGAAAAGCAACAGAAATTCTGTTATTAGAATCATTAAAAAAACTAATTGGAAAATGATGTTCTCCTGTTGATAGATTAGTTCTTTTATACCAAAAACTTAGTGTAAATGTTCTTTGACTTCCTGATGATACACTTTTTGTCATATAAGTATCTGC